CCCGCGTGCAGGATGTCGGCAAAGATTCCGCCTGCACCGCCCAGCGCGCCGGAGACCGCGCTGGTGAGCGGCGCGAGGATGAAACGCCGCGCCGCGAGCTGCGCGAGATCGGCGATCATCGAGGTCACCAGACCGCTGAATTCGAGCTTTCCGTTGCGCACGAAATCGGCCACGGCCGTTTCCGCGGATTGGAAGGCACCGACAAGGCTCTGGCCGAGATCGGCTCCGATCTCGCGGGCCTCTTTCGCATAGTCGCTGACGGCAGTGGTGACCGCTTCCCATCCGGTCAGCGCTTCCTTCGCGCCTTTTTTAGTTTTCTTCCCTGCCCCTTCTCCGGCTGCCCCCGCGCGCTTTGCGGTGGTCTCGGCCTCGGCGAGCGCATCGGCCATGCGCTGCGCCCCGGCGCTCGCGGCGTCGAGCGCGTCCTCGGTCTCCCCGCCAGAACTCTGAACCGCCGCCACCAGCGCGGCCACAGCCTCGCGTACCCCGTCGAAGGCAGTGGCGCGGGTCTCCTCGGCACGCTCGCGAAAGCGGTCGGCCATGATGCCCGCATTGTTTGCGGCGTTTTCGAGAAACGACGCGTAGGACTGCGCTCCGATCACGTCGATCTGCAGAGACGATCCGATGCGCTCGGAAACCGCGTTGAAGGTCGGGCCGATCTGGCCGAGGAAATCGGCCCATTTGCCGGCAAGGAAGGCCATCATCTGCGTCCAGATGCGCTCGATATCGGCGCGCATGGCGCGAAAGTCGTCGGTGAAGGAGCCCAGATAGCGACCCATGCCGTCCCAGACCGCGCGGGCCACATCGCCCATCAGCTCGAGCGCATTGCCGAAGCCCCCGGCACCGGAGACCAGCCGCCCGAACTGGTAGACCAGCTCGCCCGCAGCGACCACAGCCGCACCGATGCCGGTGCGGATCAGGGCGCCGCGCAGGAATACCAGCGCGGTGGCCAGCCCCCGCACCGACACCGCCGCCGCGACCATCCCGGCCACCCAGCGGCCCGCCATCAGGGCGGCGAAACTGGTGGCGATGCTGGCAAGCCGCCCGAGATTGTCGAAAAGGCCACGGATGGCCTGCCCGAGCGGCCCGGTCGTGCGGGAAACCGCCGCCATGGCGTCGGCGACAGCCTCCAACGCGGGTGCGGCGGCGACGGCCAGCTGGTTCGAAAGGCCCCGCCAGATCAGCCCGAGCCGCGAGATGGCGTCATTGGTGCGTTCGATCTGGGCCGCGTCCTGATCCGAGACCACCACCCCGAAATCGCGCACGTCCTCCGTCGCCTGGCGCAATGTGGCGCTGTCGATGCGGGTGAACATCACGGCTGCGCGGTCGCCGAAGATCTGCGAGGCCACCGCCGCGCGTTCGGCCTCCGGCACGAATTCCGACAGCCGGTCCTGGATCAGCGCGATGCGCTGGTCCAATGGCAAGGCCTGCAATTCCGCCGCCGAGAGCCGCAGTTGATCGAGGGCCTTGACGGCCGGGCCGGTCCCGGCCGCCGCCTGGCTCAGCCGTCGCGTGAGCTGGACGGTCGCTTGTTCGACCTGACCCATCGACACGCCTGCGAGATCGCCCGCGCGCTCGAGCACCTGAATGCTCTCGACAGTGGTGTCGAGCGAGGCTGCCAGCTTGGCCTGTGCATCGACGCTCGAGAGGCCGGAGCGCACCATGGCAACGCCCGCTACGCCGGCGGCGGCGACGGCGGCAGCTGCGACGACGCTCACCCGGCGTGAGAAGGCGGCCAACCGGCGGTTCGCGGCCTCCATCTCTGCGCTCAGCCGCCCGAAGCCCCGCTTGCCTGCTTCGCCCACACCTTCGAGCTCGGAACGCACTTGTCGCCCGCCCACGGCCGCGAGGCGAACGCTGACTCTCTTCTCAGCCATGCGAATGATCCATCTGTTCGTTGAGTTTGGCGACCATCACCGATTCGATGACGGGCAACAGTTCGGCCATGGCAATGGGTGGCACGCCGAGGGCGTCACCGAGCGCCAGCGCCGCGCCCATGTCCCAGCCGATCACCGCGCCGGGCAGCACGCGAAGCTGGCCGCCGAGGCGCCCGACGAGGTCCCAGACCTGCCAACCCTCATGTGTCAGGGGCTGGTTCAGTCTGGCGGGGCAGTCTTCGCACGCCCTTTCGCATGCTCCGCAGTATCGCGCGCCCCCGCCGAATTCCCATTCGGCGAGAGCGCGGAGGCGTTTTTTTCCTGCTCCAGCAGCAGCCCATTCGAGACATAGGTCAGCTGGAAGGCCTCGAAGATCGGCCAGACGTCGAGCAGCGCGTCGATGGCCTCGGGGCTCGGATCGATGGGGTTGCCGTCGGCATCGCCAATGCCCTCCCAGGCGAGCACCGCGCGCCGCGCGAGCGCCTTGGCAAAGGCGACCGCGCGTTCCTCGTCGGACGCCTCCTCCGGAACTGCCTCGACGGCGGGATCGCTCCGGGTCGCCACCATCAGCGCGGTGGTCAGCGGGCGGAGCTGCACGCGGACACCGGGTGCCAGGTCATGCCAGCGCGGGGCGTTGGTCAGGTCGAGCGTCAGCATCAATACGTCTCCACATCATTCACGAGGGTTGCGGTGCACATCCGGCCGACGACGCTGTCGCGGGCGGCCTGCCAGTCGAAGCTGGCCTGCACGCCCTGCGGCCCTGGAATCTCAATGCGCGGGCGCGGCAGATAGACGGCGTGCACGGTCAGCGTCAGGCTTTCGCCCGAGGGCAGGACGTAGGCGAATTCCATCTCGCAGGCCTCGCCATTGATCGCCTGCGTCACAAGCGTCTGGTCAGCGAAGCGCACCTCGATCCGGCCCGTGAGCGCGGCAATGCTTGGATCGGCCCCGTCGATCCTGCCATCGCTGCGAATGGTCTCGATCCGATCAAGGTTGTTCGCATAGGTGATCTCGGCCGAGACCACATTGCCGAGCGCGGTCCCGTTCCGGGTGATCGCCCCGTTGAAATGGCCGAAGCGCTTCAGTTCCAACGCGGCGGGGGGTGAGGCGGGATCGCCGAACGCGCTCGTCGTGGTCCCGACCGTCTCGCCCTGCGCCACCAGCCGCGCCGTTGCCGTCAGCAGCCCCGAGCGCTGCATCTGCCAGGTGATCTGGTCGAGCACGCAGCCCGAGTACATCGCGTAGCGCGGCACCTCCGGCATGCCGGTCTCGATCGACATGCTTGGCAGCGTCCATGACCCCGACTGGAACTCGTGCGTCCAGGGGCCGGTGCCGGTGGTCGCCGGTGTCCCGAAGGCCGCCTTCAGCCAGAAGCCGAAGCCTGCGGCGTCCAGAGGCACCACGACATCGCCATCCGCCGTCACCGCGTCCTTCAATGGGGCCAGCGGATCGCGACCGTAGCCAAGCAGCTCCGAGTTCAGCAGCGGCTGCTCGGCGCCGAGCGAGGTGCTGGCGAAGGGCATGCGGGTGAAGCCGCTGGCGGGCGGCGTTCCATAGGTCGTCTCGAACGCCAGCGCCATCAGCGCCCGCGCCCCCTGGGCTCGTGCCATGGTGGTCTCCTCGGGTTGTCGGGATCAGCCGAGCGGATCGGCCGTGGAATAGTGCAGCACCACCGGGAGTGAGGCGGATCAGACGACAGTCCAGTGGACTGTCGTCCCGCCGAACGCGGCCTTCAGGCTGGCCGCAGGTTCACCCAAGCGGATCGTCAGTTGAATAATGCAAGACGACCGGAATGACCGCCGCCTTCAGGCTGGCCGCACCGTCGATGGGCAGATCGACCGGTCGCGGCGCTTCTGCCTCCACCCAGTCGCAAAGGCCGCCCAACGTGCGGTCGGCAGAGATTGCCGCCCCAATGCTGGCGCAGAGATCATCGAAGGTCGTGTCACGGTTGGCACCTTGCACCACCACCTCGACCTCGGCGCGGTGCTGAAAGTGGTAGCGCAGCGGCGACAGCGTCACCTCCGGGTCGCCCGGCTCTCCTTCGCGCAGGATCAGCAGTCCATCGGCTGGAACGCGCTCGGGCAGGACCTCGCCGCGCAGGACGGTAGCGGGCAACGCCGAGAGCCGCGCGTGCAGCGCGGCGAGGATGGTCTCAAAGGTGGTGGGCATGATGGCGCACTTCCTGAATTGTGACTTCTGCGGTGATCGAAGATATGCTAAGGGTAATACCCATGAATACTCACCCGGAGTCGTCCACATGACCGCCATTCGCCCCGTCGCCGTGAAGCTCGATCAGGACATACGCGACCGCCTCAAGCGGCTGGCGGAGGCCAGAGATCGCTCCACTCACTGGATGCTGCGCGAGGCCGTGGCGCAGTTTGTCGCGCGTGAGGAAAAGCGCGAGGCGTTTCGCCAGGCCGGGCTTCAGGCCTGGGAGGAGTATCAGGCTACGGCCAAGCACGTCACGCATGATGAAGCCGATGCCTGGCTTGCCAGGCTCGAAGCAGGCGAAGATGCGGACGCTCCTGAATGCCACGACTGATCTGGTCTCCCGCAGCGCTGCGGGACGTCGAGCGGCTCTACAGGTTCCTTGCCGACAAAAACCCCGATGCCGCCCGACGCGCGGCCAAATCCATCCGCGAGGGCATGAACATCCTGCGCGACCAGCCGGGAGTTGGTCGCCCCGTCGAAGAGATGGAGCCGGAATTTCGTGAGTGGTTCATCGCGTTCGGTGACAGCGGGTATGTGTCGCTCTATCGGTTTGACGGCGAAACGGCGGTGGTCCTTGCCGTTCGCCATCAGCGGGAGGCTGGGTATTGATGGTAAGGGATGGGCTACACCTTTCCTTCCACCCAGTTCGCCACGATCAGCCCCGGCACCCTGTCTTGTGCGCGCTCGGCATCCCTCGCGAGGTCCAGCCGCTTGCGCAACTTGACCTGCGGCACCAGCAGGAAGATCGGCACGGTGGTCAGGCCACGTCCGGTCTTCGAGCGTGATGCGACAGCGCGCCCGCGCGCATTCAACCGCCCTTCCGCCACCAAGAGGCTCGGTCCCGTTCGCCGATAGACGAAACGCAAGCGCAGACCCGACCGGTGCTCCCACTCAAAGGGTGTGATGCGCCCACCGCGCGGGGATTTGCCGGCGGCAGGTGTGGGGATCGCCAGCCAGAACCCGTTGCGCGAGCGAATCAGAGGCCCGGTGTCATGCGCGCCGATGATGACGGGAGCCTTGGACCAGACGAGCGCCGCGGCGTTCAGGCTCTCGCCGGCCTTCGGGAAGTTCTGGCTCCGGATCGAGTTGGCCAGGCGCCGGCCAAGGCCCGCGCCGGTGATCTGCCCGCGCCAGGCGGTCTTGAGACTGGTGCCGGCCTCGCGCGTGGCGGCCGAGACGGCCTTCTCGCCCGCCTTGATCTCGGCGGCCATCATGGCGACGAGGTCAGGCGTGATATCGAGTTTCAGTTTCATGATGATCACCGATCACGCCGGGCGCAGGCTGACGGTCCAGATGAGCCGCTCGCGGTCACGGACGGGCTCGCCCTGGATGAGGAAAGGCTCGTCAGCCTGCCCCGGACCTGATCCGGGGATCTCGACCCGGTCGCCGGGGCGCGGGGCTGGCACCTCGGCGACGCGCAGATCGACGCGCGTGGTCTCGGACCAGATGCGCGCCTCGCCAAAGCCAGTGACCTCATCCGCGCGGCGCGTGACCACGCGGATGAGCCGGGGTGCCCCGCCCTCCGCGATGTAGGTTGCATCGCGGGCGATGTTGGGATCGGCGAAGAGGTTGTCGATGGCGGCTGCGCAGACCGACATCGGCGTCAGTTCGAGCTGTGCAGGCGGATCGCGAGGCGCGGCCGCTTGTTGACCGGCAGGATCGAGCTTTCCGTCATCAGGTCAATCCAGCGGCCCTTGGCGTCGATCATCTGGCGCGCATAGAGCGGCAGGCCCACGGTGTTGGCGGTTTCCAGCAGGTTCGCGGGTCCGCCATAGGTGGTGAAGGTGTCAAACGTGCCCATAGGGAAGGCAATACCCTCGCCGGTGGGGATCAGCCGCTCGGACGTGCCGTTCGAGAGGGTGACCGAGCCGTTGTATTCCTCGAACAGGATGCCCGCGAACGGAAAGGCGCGGCGCATGTCCTCGCGCAGCGGCTGGCCACCGGTGGCCGAGAAGAACTTGTAGGCGTCCTCGGTCTTGGGGTGGCTGATCAGCTTGTCGAAGAATTCGGAACTGACCAGTGCATGGGCGGTGGTCATGGTCTCGCCCAGCAGATTGTCCTCGATCGCGCGCAAGGTGGTGCGGACCTTGCCCTGGATGTTGGTGCCCGCTGTCCCGAAGACGAAGTCGACCGAGATCTGATCGAGTCCGAATTCGGTGAAGTAGTTGTAGAGCGTGGTGCCGGCGCCGTCCTTCACGATGCCACGGAGCGCGTTCATCTCCATGTATTCGCGGGTCTGGGCATGCTTGCGGCGCATCAGCGTGAGCTTGCGGTTCATCACCTCGACCAGCGGATCGGCCGCGTCCGAGACGCCCAGCGCGGGCATCCCCTGGATATCGGCGGGCAGGATTACATCGTCATGCGGGATCCACGGTAGCGCGAAGCTGCGCATCGAGCGCGCCTCGCGGTTGCCCACCGTGGCCGGCGCGCCGAGCGGCACCGAGGGCAGGAGGCTGAGAACCCCCTCGCGCTGTTCGATGACGATGGAGCGTTGGGTGACGCCTTCAAAGCGGAAGAGGCCGATCTGGCCGAGGCGGGTGTAGAGGTTGGGCAGGATGTTGATGGCCTGCGTCATCTCGGCGAGGGAATAGCCGCCCGCGTCGAACGGGTTGCGGGTGATGGTCATGGGGAACTCCGGGGAAAGAGGGACAGGGAGTAAAGGGGGTCGAGCTGCGCGCGACCCGTCAGGCCGTATCGCGGGGCACGATGCCGAGGCTCGCCAGCTGGCCCAGCTTGGTGGCGATCTTGGCGGCGTCATCGACGGTGGCGTCATAGGCCAGCGCCGCACGCGACACGATTGCGGGGCCGCGCACGACAACGATGCCCACCGCATCGGCCAGCGTGGCATCGACCGCGAAGAGCAGCACGGCGCTCGCGGTCTGCGCGCCGTCGGTGCCGCCCGATGTGGCCAGCTTGTACTTGCCGCTGGCGGTGATCTTGCCCAGCACGGCGCCGACGGGATAGTTCGTGCCCTCGAGCAGGGTGACAGCTTCGCGGGTGTAGTTGGGATTGACCTCGTATTTGAGGACATCGCCGCTCAAAGCGGGCTGATGAAGGACGGTCATGGCGGGGTGCCTTTCTCAGGAATGCAAGGAACGGCCCCCGCCGCGGGGATGCGGCGGGGGCGAGGGACGGGCGCTTTCAGGGC